AGATGTAATGAAAAATGATTTAGTAGGAGATATTCAAAACTTTAATGGAGTAATTTTACCCGAATATCCCACTAAAAGATTAAAAGATAATTTAGATAATATTATTATTGATTTAAAATCAAGAGGAATAATAACTGATAATGAAAACTAAAAAATACTAATATTTATAACCACATATTTACAAACAATGGGATATTTAAATAATTCGGTAGTAACAGTAGATGCTATCCTAACAAACAAAGGCCGAGAGCTTTTAGCAAGAGGAGATGGTTCTTTTCGAATCACTCAATTTGCTCTCTCAGATGATGAAATTGATTATACGTTATATAATCCAACCCACCCTTCAGGAAGTGCTTTCTATGGTCAAGCTATAGAAAATATGCCTTTATTAGAGGCTTTTCCTCAAGAAACTCAAAATTTAAGATATAAAATGGTAACTTTACCTAGGGGTACTGCAAAAATGCCAGTACTTGATTTAGGTTTTTCTGAGGTTACTTTAAAGCAGGGTGCTTCATTAGCTATTACACCACAAACTCTTAATTACTTAGGTAATAATCAAGTATTTGAAGCAAATGGTTATACTGCTACTATAGCTGATGTTAGAGTATTAAATACCTTTAATGGTGTTGGAATACAGACAGATGCTGCTAGAGCATTAAATCAGACTGAAACTCTTGGAACTAACGTTTCACAAACTGTTGTAGGTACTACCATTAATTTAACTGCTACTACCGTAAATACTTTATTTGGAATTAATTCTTCAATAAGTACTACTTTACAAATTGTAGGTAGAGATAGTGGAGCCCGAATTACAATCCCCGTAAGAATAACACAAACTAACGCATAATGTCATTTAAAGCCTTTGAACCCGACGATTTTTTAATCAGTGCCGATAGTATTACTGCTGGGGCATGGGTTAATAATACCCCTACATTAACAAATTTTTTTACCTCTTCAATACAAGAAGGTTCAACTAGTGGTAATTACTATTTAAGCATATTCCAAACTGGATCTAATTTAGAAGGTGCAGCAGTCCAATTTAATATTGCCTTTGGAGATTCAGCAGGATCAGGATCGGTTTTATATGATGTAGGAATTAATGGGAAATCTTATACTTCAACAGTATTTGGTCAATGGCAAAATATTGTTTTAGGAGATGAAAATAATAATTTTACTTTTGGAGGTGTAACTCCTGTTACTCAAAGTTTTTATGCTATAGCTGTAGAAAGAGCTAACTATAAAGGAAGTATCTTTCCTGGAACTTTAGATCTAAGAATTAGTGGTTCTAATGAAATTAGACTTACTGATAATAGTAATGATGTTTCTACTATAATATATAATGAAGCAGGAAGAGTATTTCAAATAGTTTCGGGATCTGCAGGAAGCGCAATTACCTCAACAGATTCAGCACCTAATGCTGTGGCTCCTGGAATGACCGTATCGGGTTCTTATGGGTTATTTTTACCTGATGTAGGAGCTATTATTTTAAATGCTGCTGCTTTAGATTTATCTGCAGTAGACGGAGGTTCAGTATTAGGAACTTTATATGATTCCGATACTGCTAATGATAATAATAATTTATTATACAACGCTATTTCTTCTTCAGGTAATTTTACATTAAACAGTCAAGAAAATATAACTTCAGACTATGTTTTTGTAAGAGCACGAAATAGTGAATTTAATTATTCAGAGAATCCTTCATTTATATCAGGTTCAACAGGACAAGTACTTTATAATAGTTTTATAAATGCTCCTCAAACGTTTCTTACTACTGTAGGAATGTATAATGATACAAATGAATTAGTAGCGGTTGCTAAATTAAGTAAACCACTTCTTAAAGATTTTACAAAAGAAGCACTTATAAGAGTTAAGTTAGATTTCTGATGAATGAGCTATTTAAAAACACTTACTACTTTAGATGTAATCATAACCCCATTTGAGGTTAATAAAGCTTTTTCCTTCTCAGGGGAGAGTGAATTAACTGGGTCTAATGTAGAAATCGATAGGTTTTTAGGATTAAAAATAACAGGATCAACATTTCCCTCAGCTAGTGAACCTACAACAGGTCAAATTTCTACTGAATATCAGAGATTAATATATGATTCTGTTAAAGAATTATATTATTCTAATAATATAGGAGTAAATGGAGAAAATTATCCATTAGGGGCACCCTCCGCAACTTCTAGTTTGGTTCCTGGGGTAGATGTTAATGGGGATAGATATATAGGAGCCTCATCTTCAACATCTCGTTATTGGAATTATCCCCAAACTACTTTATCTTATAATAGATATTTTCCAACAAGTTCGGGGGATATAATTGGGGTTATATCTATACCTTCTAAATTATACGGAAGTAATATACAACCTAATTCTTTTATACTCTCATCTGAAAGTGGGAGTATAACGGATGATGGGGAAGGAAATTTAATATTGAATAGTGATCCCTCTCTAATATGTGGAAATATAATTTACCCCCAAGGTATAGCTATTATTACAAATGGTTATGATGATGTAGCTTATGGACAATCAGCCTATGGTTTAAGTATATATGGGGGTATAACTGAAACTGGTGATAATATTAATAATTTTATTACCTCTAGTAATGCTTCAGTTTCATTTTCATCTTCATTTGATATTTTTGAAACTCAATATAAATGTACTATCAGGGCTAATGAATTTAATTATTCACTAAACCCAAGTTTATTAACTACATTTGGTCAAGATAAAATCCTTACCTCAGGAAGTAATACTTACCAAAAATTTGTAACAGGGCCTGATTTTAGCCCTTATGTTTCTACAATTGGTTTATATAATGAAAATCAAGATTTAATTGCAGTAGGAAAATTATCTCAACCTCTTCCTACCTCACAAACCACAGATACCACCATACTTATAAACATAGATAGATAATATCATGGCAAAAGAACTAGAAAATATATTTGACCCCGGAAGTGATGAAATTGTTCAAAATTTTACTATCAATTCATGGCATGTCTCCCAATCCGTAGATGCTTTAACGGGAGCTGAAGCTTATGATATTACTATAAGTGGAAGTTTAGTTGTAACAGGTAGTACTTCACTATCAGGAAGTGTAGATATCCAAGATCTTCCAGACCAAACAGGTGAACCTAAAGTATTAGTGGTTAATGGTGATGGAACTGTAGGGTATAGTACTAATGTTAATGGTTCTTCGGGAACATCAGGTTCTTCGGGAACATCCGGTTCCTCGGGTACTTCAGGAGAAACAGGGGCAACAGGTCCTTCAGGTTCTTCGGGTACTAGCGGTTCTTCGGGTACTAGTGGTTCCTCAGGTACTAGTGGTTCATCGGGTACTAGTGGTTCATCGGGTACTTCAGGTACATCGGGTTCATCGGGTACTTCAGGTTCATCTGGTACTTCAGGTTCTTCGGGTACTAGTGGTTCCTCAGGTACTAGTGGTTCATCTGGAACTTCAGGGGTTACTTATGAAGGAGATGGTGGAATGGTATTTATAGAACCTGGGGCTTTCACCTCAGTTAGTATAGAAGATTATTATTATCCTGAAAATGATTCTTGGGATATTCAATGGGTAGGAGGACAAGATCCAACAGTAAATGGAAAAATATCAGTCAACTCTACTGCAGTTGAAAATGTTACAGTATTAAAAATTGCGGGAAATAACTTGAGTGGTACTACCATAGCTACTATTGCTGATATTGTTAGGGGGAGTAAAATTTATTTTGATGGAAATAATACCCCAGCAGTAACATATGTTGCTGAGGGTCCCGCAGTACAAATTGGTTATATTGGTTACCCTTTATATCAGGTAAATGTTTCTGTTTTTGAGATTTTAACCGGTGGAAGTTGGAATGTCGGATCCATATATGATTTTAATATTATCAATCCATTAAATATAGTAATCCCTAGGGGTTATGAAAAATATGAAATTTCATATGAATCAAATATATCTTCACCTCTTGGTGGAGTAACGGCACCTATTAGACTTATAGTTTCTGGGGGAAGTAATGTAGGAGATCTTTCTATGGTAGAATTTAGGGGAGTTAGTACTAATGGAGATTTTGATCAGTATGCTGATCTCCAATATGGCACTGTAAGTGGTTCTCTAGAGGAGAATAGTAAATATATATCACTTAATAATACTTTTGATACAGGATCGGGATTTTTAACCTTCCAAGTAGCCCAATCAGGATCTAATATAGGATTTATGTTATTAGGTTATAACGAATATAATTAAAATACAATAAATGAATTGGTTATATAATAATGAAGAAATCACAGATATATCACAATTTCCACTTGGAACATTTGGATTTATCTATGAAGTAAGTACCCCCAAGGGTAAAAAATATATTGGAAAAAAAGTTTTATATCACAACAAGAAAACAAAACTCAAAAAATCCGAACTAGCAGAACAAAGCGGTCGGGGGAGAAGAGCATTGCATAAAATTGTAAGTAAAGAAAGTGATTGGAAAAAATATTATGGATCTAATAAACATCTAAAAAACCAAATCGCTGAAGGTGAAGTTACGCTGGAAAGTTTGGGTAAACAAATTATAGAGATAGGTTTTAATAAAAAACATCTTACTTATCTGGAGACCAAATATCTATTCCAGTTTGGAGTGCTGGAGAATCCCGAAATATATTATAACGATTCAATTTTAGGTAAGTTTTTTACCAAAGACTTGGATTTTTAAATTCCTCAGCGTATATTCACGCATATGGTAAATCACCTACTAGTAACCCTAGTTGATTCTGTTTTAGGAAGAGGGAAAACGACATCGAGAGGTAATTATGCC